CAGGGCATGGGCTGGTTCCATATCGTGACCGACTATGTGCGCGGCGCTGATACGTTCGACCAGGATTTCTACATCAAGAGCGTTCCCGACCCGCGCGCCGTTTATTCGGACCCGAACACGCAGGAGCCTGATCACAGCGACATGCAATGGGCCATGATCGTTGAGGAGATGCCAAAGGCGGAATTCGAACGGCTTTATCCTGCGCACAAGGGCGTGTCAGGGGCGCCGCTCTCGATTGCTGGAAACACAGACTATCGGGGCCAGGAAGCTGGCAAGGGCGTGGTGCGCGTGTTTCGGTATTACCGACGCAGCGAGCGAAAAGACACGCTTTGGGCTGTTCCCGTGCCGCAGCAGGACGGATCGACTGTCGTTCAGCCGATGCGACAGAGCGTCATGCCTGACGAGGCGGTGGAATATTGCCGCTCGATGCAGGCTCAGAGCAGACCGATCACGCGTCCGCATGTCGAATTCTTCCTGATCGCCGGGGATGAAATCGTGTCGAGTGGTGACACGGTATTCATGCATATTCCGCTTGTGCCTGTCGTGGGTATGGAAAGCGTGATCGACGGCAAGCTGGATCGTTCCGGCCTCGTTCGTGCCCTGCTCGATCCGCAGCGGATGTATAACTACAGCGCGTCGGCATCGGTCGAGAGTGTCGCGCTCCAGACGAAATCACCGTGGCTGGTGGATGAACGCTCGGTCGAGGGATACGAGAACCAGTGGGCGAGCGCGAACGTTTCGAATGCAGCCTACCTGCCATATAGATCGAGCGACCCGGATACGGGAGAAGCGATAGCTCCGCCCCAGCGTCTCGACCCGGCAACGGGTTCGACCGGTCATATCGGCCTCATGCAAGCGTCTGACGCTCAGATGCAGATGGTCACAGGCCAGTATCAGGCTGAAATGGGCGCGCCGGGCAATGAGAAGTCAGGCCGCGCCATCAACGAGCGACAGCGCCAGTCCGACACGGCCAATTATCACTACACCGACAACCAGGGCATGGCCTTGCGCCTTGCCGGTCGCATCCTGATCGATGCCATCCCCTATGTCTATGACACGCAACGCGCCGTGCAGGTCATGGGTGCTGACGGCACGCAGACGAGCGCCGTGGTCGATCCGCAGGCGGCTCAGGCCGCGCAGGTTGTGCTTCCCCCCGGGCAGCAGGCGCAGCCCGGCATGACGTTTGAGCAGCAGGCGGCAATTGAAGGCGCGATCATCGCCATCAACCCCACGGTTGGCAGATATGACGTTGAGGCCGATGTGGGGCCAGCTTTCGCCACGCGCCGTCAGGACACGTTCAATAGCTTGATGCAGGTTTTGCAGGCTAACCCGGCCATCATGGGTCAGATCGGCGATCTGTTCTTCAAGGCTGCAGATTTCCCACTTGCGGACGAGATCGCCGATCGCCTTAAGCCTGCGACTGATGACCCACGCCTCGGACAAGCTCAGCAGCAGATCCAGCAGATGCAGGGCCTCATCCAGCAACTACAGCAGAAGCTGAACGACAAGAGCCAGGATTTTGCGCTGCGGGCTGACAAGCAGCGTCACGAACAGGTCATCGATCTGATGGACGCGCACTCAGACCGGGATAAGGCCGATACTGATCGCATGGCGGCAATCGGGTCGATCGACCCGGCAGCTCTGCGCCCTGTGCTCGAAAACCTCGTGCGGCAGATTTTGGTCGAGCAGGGAACGCCGAACAGGCCGATCCCGCCGCCTGATGCTGACCCCATGGGCGCGGAATTGCCCCGCATCCCAACCACCAACCCACCGGGCGGCCTCATCCACGCCCCCGACCCCGTAAATGGAGCCGTTGACGTATGATGCAAGCATTCAACAAGATCAGTTCGCCATACCCTGACGCGGATGAAGGGGCATGTCCGCCGCCCTGTGAAAGCATTATTGGTGTGCTTCGGGATATATATAAGCTTCATTCCGAAATCAGCGAGCGGACTTCGCTCCTGTGCGCCTCGCTTACGGGGCCAGTGCCAACTGCCAGCTCCCCAGTCACAGACTGCACCTCCCTCTTGGGAACCCTGAAAGGTTTTCGCGACGAAATGCGTGAGACGCGGCGTCAGGTTCATCACCTCCATGAGGAGTTGGTCGGATGAGCGAGACCGTTCAAGCCCCCGCTGAGGAAACCAACATTCTGACCGGCATCGATTTCGGTAGCGATCGGCAGGCCGGACAGATGGAAGCCGTCCAGGCAGAAACACCGCAGGCCGAGACGCCGCGCCACGAGCCTGGCACACCGGGCACCCCTGCCGAAAACGAAGGGCAGCAGACAGAGCGCAAAGCGGAGGAACCCGCATGGTTCTCGCGCCGCATCGGGGCCATCACAGCCAAGCGACGGGACGCCGAGGAACGCGCCGCAAAGGCTGAGCAGGAACTGGAACAATATCGCCGCGCCCTCGCTACCGCCCGTGGCGAGGAAGAGCCACGGCAGCCTGAGATGACGCCCGACCAGATCCGGCAGCAGGAGCGCGAGAGCATTGCAGCGCAGGAAGCGCAGCGTCGTGATGTCGAAGGTTTCGGCGCTGCAACCACGAAGGTTGCTGATGCGCTGGCTGCCCTTCACGGACGCGAGGCAATCACCGCCGCTACACAATCCCTCATGGAACGTTCCGGCCTCGACTTTGCGGACCGAGGACACCAGCAGGTCATCCGAGACATTTCGGAATTGCCCAATGCTGGCGAGGTGTATTATGCTCTCGCCAACGATCCAGACGCGGCAAGCGCGCTGTTCGACGCTCCCGAGCGCAGGCAGTACGCCATGTTGCAGAAGTTCGCAGACGGGCTGACCAAGGTCGAGCCGAGCGCCAAGCAGGCGGAAGCACCTGCACCTCGCCCCGCGCCTCAGATGTCCCGAACGCCTGCTCCTGTAGCCGCTGCCACGGGTTCGGCACGCGCCGTTACTGGTGGACGTTCTCTGTATGACGCCAACCTGTCAGCAGAAGATTTTGCCGCCATGTTCAGCAAGGGCGGCTGAACAAAGCCGAGGGGCTATAAACCGATCGTTTCCCGGTATCGAATAACCGGGCGCTGACTGGCGCGACAGCCACGGGTGGTTTCCGGTCGTAACCGGCGCACGTTCTGGCGAAAGTCGAGAACGGGACACGAGGCGCACAGGCGCCATGCGTGAGACCCCAACCCGTGGCAAACAATCTTATCAATAACCAGATGATCACGAAGATGGCCCTTGCCATTCGTCGTAATCAGAACTCCCTCGTGCAGAATGTCGATCGGTCTTATCAGGACCAGTTTGCCCAGAACGGCGGCAAGATCGGCGATACCGTCAATGTCCGTCTGCCGAACGATAACGTGGCGATCCAGGGCGCGACGGTGAACCCGCAGAGCATGCAGGAGCGGTCCATTCCGCTGACAATCAGTTCGCGCTGGAACACGTCGCTCTCGTTCACGACGCAGGATCGGACCTTGAAGGTCGATCGCTTCGCGGAACGCTACGTCGCGCCGTCCGTGAACGTGCTTGTCGGTGCACTCGCTGCCGATCTGATCGGTCTTTCGCTCCAGTTCTCGAACCTTGTTCGGAACACTGACGACAACAACAACACGATCACGCCTTCCTCGAACACTTGGCTACGTGCAAACGCCATCCTGTCCGAGTGCAACGCCGAAGCGGCGAACCGCTACGCCATCCTCGATCCGCTGTCCGAAGCCGACACGGTTGCGGGCCTGATGGGCATGTTCAACCCGGCTGGTGAGATTTCCGACATCAACCGTTCGGGCCGCATGGGTTCGCGCCTTCTCGGTGTGCAGGGCTGGATGCAGGACAACACGGTCATCGTGCATGAAACCGGCTCGTATGACGGCAAGGCAACAGCCACCGGCGCGGTAAACTCCTTTACACCGACCGGGCAGGTTGTGCCGTCCTCGAACATCAGCGCCGTTGCTTCACCGCACATGTCCCTGCTCTCGGTGAGCGCTGTGAATGGCGGGCTCAATGCAGGCGACATCATCACCATCACTGGCGTGAACCGCGTCAACCGCGTGACCAAGCAGTCCCGCGCCATTCCGATGCAGTTCGTGGTGGCTCAGGACGTGGCATCTGGGGCAACCTCGATCCCGATCATGCCTGCACTGATCCCGCCCAATTCGGACGGCAGCGCTGCCCTCTATCAGACCGTTGATTCATCTCCGGCGAGCGGCGCAACCGTGAACCTGATCGGCAAGGCTGGCGAGGTTACGCGCCGCAACTTCATCTACCACAAGAAGGCGATGACGCTTGCGACGGTGGATCTGGAAATGGTCACGGGCGCAACCATCGATTGCGGACGCGACAACCTCGACGGCATCAGTCTGCGCACGCTCACCTACTATGACGGCCCGGTAGACGTGCGGGGAACGCGTATGGATCTGCTCTACGGCAAGGCCATGCTGCGCCCCGATTGGGGCGTGATCGTTCCGTCTCCCACGGATGACGGGTTCTGATCGTGGCGCGATACCCTCGCACCCTCCCCGCTCCTGATGGCTGCACCTTCGTGACCGTCAGGACCGCAGAGCAGGAGGCGCGGGTTCGCGCTCGTTTCGAGGGGCGGCCCGAGCCGGAAGGTAAAGGCGCCCCGCCCAAGCCTGTCATGCGACAGAAGGGACGCTCTCCCAATGTCCGAAAGTCTTAATGGCGCCCCTGGCTCGCAGGGCTATCTCGTTTCCGATCTCATCGGCATGGCGCTTGAGACGCTCGGTGTCGGTGTCGGGGGGCAAAATGCAGATGCTCAAGGCGTGTTGTCCGGTGTGCGCCACCTGAACTCAATGCTCGGGCAGTGGCAGAGACGCCGCTGGCTGGTGCCGAACCTTGTGGACCGCGCCTTCCTCCCAACGGGAACGAGCGTCTATTACATTGGACCTGGTGGCGATCTCGATATCCCGGTTCGGCCCTCGCGCATCGCATCGGCTTACTGCCGCCTTCTGGGCGGGGCATCACCGAGCAGCGTCGGCGATTTCCAACCGACCGATTTCGCAGCCTCTGACTTTGACACGGGGAATGACGGCCTCAATGGGCCCGGTCAACCGATCGATTATCCCTTGTCTGAAATCGAGGCATACGAGGATTACAGCGGACTCGGCCTCAAAGGGCTGCGCGCATGGCCGAGCTTCTTTCACTATAACCCGTGCTTTCCGCTCGGTGAGTTCAGGCCGTGGCCCATTCCGGCTGGTACAGGTTGGGAAATCCATCTTCTTTTCGCTGAGCCCCTCCCGAACAACCTGACCGCGAGCAGTCCGATCAATCTGCCCCCCGAATACTGGGACGCGATCATGTGGTCGCTCGCAGTCCGGCTTGCGCCCTCCTATGGGCAACCGGCTCCTGCCGAAGCTCTGGGCGGTATGAGGTCGGCTCTTGCCACTCTGCGCGCATCGAACAGCCAGATTGCCACGCTTGGCATGCCCTCAATTCTTTCCCCCCGGTCGAACCCCTTCTGGTGGCCCGGTATGGAGATCCAAAAGCTATGAAGCGCCTCGCTCTCCTGGCTGTCGTGGCGCTGACGCTATCGGCAGGCCAGACCTACGCACAGTCTATCCCGCCCCTTTCGCCGCGCGTCGCATTGGATGGCGCAAACGGCATGAGGTCAGCTTTTGCTACCAAGGCCGACGCCAACAACGGAAAGCTGAATAATCCGGCGATTGCAGGCGGATCAATGGACGGCACGCAGAGCGTCACTGACGCGAACGGCAATCCCCAGCCCCTCAACTCCGCCTTTGGGCAGATCAATTCGGTTACACAGTACGGGGCTCAACCTGGGGGCACCGATAGCGGAACAGCCGTTCAGAAAGCTATCGCGGCATCAGGCAACCGTTACCCGGTCTATTTTCCATATTCCGCGAACGGGTACACCCTCAATACCGGAACTTATACGGGGCGAGAGATCGGGACTTGGCTTGTCAATGGCAATACTCTCAGCGGTTCGGCGCTCGGGACGCCCAACAATGGCAGCGGAACGCTTATCAGCCCCTTCACCAACCCGTGGCTGATCGTGTCTGACCGAAAAATTGTCTATGATCCGGCTTCTGTTCCCCAAGGCAGCGAGGGGACCACTGTTGCAGTCAGCGAGGAATGCCTCCCGAACCGACGCAATACACAAAATGCGAACACGAACCGGAACTGGATTGCCTGTCGCTATGTCGGTGCGGCTACCGGTAGCGGCGGCACGCCAACCGTTGACATCAGCACAGAGGTGGAGAACTGGGTGCTGAACATCGAAGGAAATCACGGGCTCGGTTTTGAACTCGACACGAATTTCAATGATGCAGTGACCGATGGGCAGTGGAGTACTGGCCTTTTCTTGACGGGTGGTGGTGCGACCGGCGTTAACGTAAATTCTGTCGCACTCAGCATTATGCACGGGGCCTATGATGGTTCGTGGCTTCCTTGGACTGTCGGGGTGTCAATTCGTCAGACGACGAACCAGATCCAGCAATTCAAATCGAGCGCATCCGAGGCCGGGTTCTTTCAACAGGCGTTCGACCAGAGCGGGAATACTCTCTGGCAGATTGACAAAAATGGATACGCTAAAGCTGCCGGGTTCGTCTCAATGGCAACCGGGAACCCGGCTTTTGCCGGAAAGGCCGCGAACGCAGACGACTTTGTGGCATCCAAGGTTTCGGCGACAGACACGGGCTTTCTATTCCGTGGCTTTGATCAGAACGGATCGACCATTACATCCGTCGATAAAAGCGGTGTCGGGACTTTTGCCGGGCTGATCAACACAAATCATACCGGCGCCAGCTCCTCCTCGAGCTGCACATATGGCGAAATGCATGCCGACGATCTGAACCTGTATGTCTGCATCAGCACGGGAAAATATAAGGCGGTCGCGCTTCAGGCGATTCAGTGATGCAGCGGCTTAATCTTTCCGGGGGCACCTATCAGATGCCCGCGCTATCTGTGTCGGCGCAACGGTGCCTCAACCTCTACCCTGAACCTGTGCCGCAGGTTTCGGGTGAGCCCTGCCCGGTCGTTTATTATCCCACGCCGGGTCTGGCCCCTCTCGTCACTCTCTCCGGCACGATACGATGCCTCTATCAGACCACGCAGGGCGACATGATTGCCGTCGCAGGTGCTCAGGTGGTTCGCGTTTATAAGGACGGCTCTGTCACGCATATCGGCACAATATCGGGCGGCGCTACGCCGGTCCGAATGGCAGATAACGGAACGACGCTCTTTATCGTGGATGGCGCCGGGGGGAATGGCTGGTATTGTGCCCTGCCTGCGCTGATCGGGCGCGGCGACTATGGGGCGATTACCCGGATAGTTGACGACGCGTTCTACGGCTCCCCCACCATTGCGCTGCTCGACACCTTTTTTCTGTTCGTGAACCCGGACACCTCGAATTGGTACACATCGCCCGCGCAGTTTGCGGACGAGGCAACGACACCTTTCGATGCGCTGTATGTTGCAAGTTCCTCAACCGCACAGGGTACGATCGTCGCAATCGCAGTGGTCGGACAAGTGATATGGCTCTTTACCCGCAATCAGGTGGAATTCTGGTACGATAGTGGGGCCAGCGATTTCCCTTTCCAGCGGCAGCAAGGGGTGACAGTCGAGACCGGTTGCGTGGCACCCTATGCGGTCTGCACGCTGGGTACGACTGCGCAGACCCCGAATGGCGGCGTAATCTGGCTGGGGAAGGACCGATCCGGCTACTCGCGGGTTTATCTGGGCCAGCTTTCGGCGGCCAAACCCATATCAACCTTCCCGATTGATGCGGCGCTCCAGGCGCAAGGAGATCTGACCGAGGCCGTTGCGAGCACATATCAGCAATCTGGTCATCTGTTCTACGTTCTCACGATCCCCGGCGCGTCATCATCCTGGGTGTATGATGTCACGACTGACCTGTGGCACGAGCGATGCGCCCTTGATGCGTCAGGCAATGAGGCGCAGATCCGCCCGTTCTGCTTTGGCGAGGCTTATGGCGTTGTCTTTGCCGGCGATTACGAGAACGGGACCATCTATCGTGTATCGCCCGATATTCAGGATGATGCCGGGCGGCCGATAAAACGGCAACGGGCGTTCCCTCACCTCCTGACGAACGGGGCACGCGGCATTCATAGGCAGTTCTGCCTCGACATGCAGGGAGGCGCCGGGCAGAGCATTTCTGTCGATTGGAGCGATGACCGAGGCGGATCATATGGCGCAGTCCAGAGCCTGACACTTGCGCCTGCTGGATCTGCGTGGCCGACAATCTGGCGGCTGGGCATGGCGCGCGATCGTGTCTATCGACTCACATGGACCGCACCCGGGCCGACTGCACTCATGGGCGCCTTTGTGCAGATTGATGGAGCGCGGTCATGAGCACGCCTCGCGATTTCAACTATCCTTTGCCTACCGGGCGGATCGTGAACGCGGATGGTACGCCGACGCTTCAGGAACAGGCGTTTCGCCGGAGATTGTGGGAACGCACTGGAAGTGCGCCCGGTACTGACGTGGCCTATATCGCCCAGCAATGCGATCTCGCGAGCATGACTGCTGAGCGTGCGGCTGCGACGGCGCTGGCTGCATTGAAGCAAGCAGCCGAAGTGCTGGATATGGCGCAGCTTGCTCTTGCAAGGGCGAGCGCCGTAGAGGCAGCCACGCGTAAATGCTTGGAACGGTGCGAGGAAATCGCTATACTCAGTGCCACGACTGGAGCGCAGCCCAGGGCGGGGAATTCTGAAGGACTCATGATCCAGGCGATCATGACGCGGCCCCGCTAAATGGCAGTCATCGCAACAAACCTGCAACCCGGTCTGGTTCTCACGGCATCGTCTGCAACAGTCGTCAATGCTCAGGCAGGTACGACACTGATTTCGAATGGTGTGGTCTCCAACCCGACCGGAGCCGCCGTTTCACTCACTGTGCAGATCCAGCGTAGTGGCGGGACCACTCAGGCACTCATCCCATCGCGCGCGGTTCAGGCAAACGGGACCGATCTCATGCCGGAACTGTCGGGACGCGTCCTTGCTGCTGGAGACAAGATCCTTGCGCTCGGCACTGGACTGGTCATCGTGGTGGATGGGAACCAACTCTCATGAGAACAGCCGCGGATATCTTTGGATGCAGCATACCCCCCGCAGCGCATGTTCTGCGCGAGGTCGGCGCGGTCGGCGGGTTTCTGCCGATCACAGAGAGCCAGTGGGAGGCTCATTATGCTGCCGAGCCCTGGATGAGAGGCGCGAAGGCACTGGCCGCGTTCCGTCGCCTTCTGGCCCGGTTCTGGCAGGCATTCCCGGCGGTTCGTGAATTGATCGGTGCGATCAAGGCAGAAAACCGGCCTGCCCGATACCTCGCTGCACGCCTCGGCTTCGCTTTTCGTTTCAGCCTCTCTCTTCCGTGGCCTGACGGCGTGACTCGGGAAACCGCCATTTACGGGATGAACCGCCCATGATGCCCTCTCTCCGTTCGCTCTCGCATATGGGGGGCGCTTGCTTTGACCTGACAGGCGGGGTTGGCGCAGCAGCAGGCGGAGCAGCCCAGGCAGCCGGGACCGTCGCCGCCACGGCCATGCAGGTCAAGGCCGAGCAGGAAGCGCGTAAGACCGCCATCAACACGGCCAACGAAGTCGGACCTACAATCACGCAGAGCGCGACAAGCGCAAACGCACTCCTCGATCCATATGCAACCACGGGGAACAACGCGATCAATGCGCTGTCGGGCGGATTGACGCAGCAGTTCCTTGAAAGCACGCCGGGTTATCAGTTCATCAACAACCAAGGTCAGCAGGGCGTTACGAACGCGGCGGCGGCCCGAGGGCTGGCGAACTCTGGGGCTGCCCTCAAAGGGGCTGCGGCCTATGCAACCGGTCTGGCCGACAACACCTATCAGAACCAGTTCAACGATACGAACGCCCTTGCCCAGACCGGTTTTCAGGCCAACCAGGCTCAGGGGAACAACACGATCAACGCGGCGACGAATGCTGGGCAGATCCGCATGGAAGGCGCGAATGGCGCTATGGCGGCAACGGTCGGCACGGGGAACGCGCTTGCAGGCGGGCTCTCGAGCCTTGGCAATACTGCCAGTCAGTATGCGACGTATAATGCGCTGCTCAATGGTAAAGCGGGCGCAAGCACGGGCCTGACGAGTGCAGACACTGGCACGATCTCTGGTTCCAATGTTGGATATGGAGGCCTGTACTGATGGCATTCTCCGGCTTTGACACCAACGCGCTCCAGCCCACGCCACTTCGCACGTCCAATCCGCTCGAAATGGCAGGACAGGCGGCGCAGATTAGGAATGCCCTGCTCGCCAATCAGGTGCAGCAGAGCGAATATGACGCTCGCGTAGCTCAGGGAAACGCCTTACTCGGTGCCACAGGAGCAGATGGGCAGGTTGATTACGCCAAAGCACGCGCGGCCATGGCGGCTGATCCAGCGGCAGCCTATGGAGCCGTTGACGCCTACCGGCAGCAGAACGCATCGCGCAACGATGACTTGGTCAATGCCGAGGCGTCGAAGAACGCAGTCGGCTCCATCATGTCGTTCGTGGGGGCCAACCCTGATGCAGCGCATCTGGACGCAGGCGCTCGCATGGCCAAAGCTGTTCTGCCGAAAAGCCAATGGGGCCAGGTCGATGCGATCGTGCAGCAGATCGGCAGTCATCCGAACGGCATTGCAGGCGGCGTGGCTCAGATCACGAACTCGATGCAGGGGCCGCAGGGGCAAGAGCAGAACGTCTATGGCACGGCCGGCGCCTCGGTCGATAACGGGCAGCAGACCATCATCGGGACACAGGGCAGCGCAATGACTGGCGGGCAGTTCCGGCCTGCAACGACTGTGCAGAAAGAGACATCGCCGGAATTCAATTCGGCTCCGACCGAGGTCATCAACCCCGATGGATCGCGCAGCTATGTCCGGCGCGATCAGATCGTTGGCACAGGCGGTGGAAGGCCGACCGTGCCGCCTGAGGCCATGGGATCGGGGCGTTATCCGTCGCAGCAGGCCGGAAATCCCGGCTATCAGGCTGCGCCTGCGGCAGGTCAGACGGAAGCGATTGCGGCAACTGCGAGGGCCGGAGCGGAAGGGGCGAATGCCCTGATGCAGGCCTCTGCGAACCGGAACGACCGCATGGCGATGCTCGGGAATATGGCGTCGGATCTTGAGGGCTTCAACAGCGGCCCAGGATACGAAAACCTGCGCAAGGCGGAGCAGCTATTCAATGTGGTTTCTCCGCTCCAGATAAATGCATCCGACATTGAATCTGCCCAGTCATTTAATAAATGGGCGCAGAACCTCGCTAATGCGCAGTCGCAGGCGCTTGGCACGGGAACTGATAGCAAATTGGCTGCGGCGGTCCATGCTAGTCCCAATAGTTCTCTTCAGAGCGGGACAAACCGCCTGATGATTCACCAGTTGCAAGGCAACGAGGACGCCATCAATGCCAAGGCGCAGGCATGGAAATCTTCCGGGTTGCAGCCCGCACAGTTCCAGCAGTGGAACCAGCAGTTCAGTCAGAGTTTCGACCCGCGCGCCTTCCAGATGATCCGCATGTCGCCGGCAGAACGGACCACCTATATCGAAGGGCTGAAAAAATCCGGTCAGTTCGATGAGCTGAAGAAGAATTATAATGCCATGGCAGCGGCAGGGCTCGTCCCAAATGGTCGCTGATCTCGACCGCCACTATGACGAAGCCGGTCGATACTGGAATGTCGATCCTGATGTGCTGCGAGCAGTTCATCAGGTGGAAGATCCGCAGGGCGACCCCCGCGCTAGATCAAAGGCCGGAGCAATCGGGCATATGCAATTCATGCCCGATACAGCGCGCCGTCTGGGCATAGATCCGACAGACCCGGTGCAGAGCATCTATGGGGCCGCCCGGCTTCTGGACGAGAATATCAGGCGCTACGGCAACCTTCCGGACGCTCTCCGGGCCTATAACGGCGGGACGAACCGCGCAAAATGGGGGAACCCTGAGACAATGGCTTATCCCGGCAAGGTCGCTGCCAACTATCAGCCACAAAAGCAGCCTGCCCCAGACGCGGGCAAAGACGCATTTGGCGCTATGTTCGGTTCCCCTTCATCAACGAAGGCAGGGGTGCCTAAAGCAGCGCCCTCCGACGATGCTTTCAGTGCCGTTTTCGGCAATGGCGACGGTCAGAAGATTGAGAAGCATGAACCCGAGCAATCTGGACTGTCAAAGGCCTGGACGGTTACGAAC